GCATGATCCGGAGGGCTTGGGCTGAGTGCGTCAAGCAGGCCCAGGCTGAAGCCGAGCAACTGAAAAACATGCAGTAATGCCGTGAGGTCGCGCGATGCAATGCTCTATCGTTCTGGCCCAGGTCAGGTATTCACTCAATGATCCGTCTGCGGCAACGTGGTCGGATTCGACGCACCTGATTCCGGCCCTGAACGACGCGCTGCGCGCCCTTGTTTCTGTCCGGCCTGACGCGGCCTCCACGACCGCCGTCAAGCTGCTGTCTTCCGGCACGCAGCAATCTATCCCGACCGACGGGACCCGGCTGCTGCGAGTCATCCGCAACGCTGGCGAGGACGGCCTGTCCTCGACCGGACGCGCTATCCGCCGCGTATCGCTGGACACCATGGATGCGTCCATGCCGACGTGGCATGGGGCCACCGGCCAGGCTGAAATCCGAGAATATTCCTACGACGAGCGCGTTCCGCGTGAGTTCTGGGTGTATCCGCCTGTTGCGGCCTCGCCGACCATTGGCGTAGTTCTGACCTACGTCAAGACACTGACCGCCATCACCGCAACAAGCGACACATTCCCGGTTGACGATTTCTACGCCCCGGCCGTTGAGGCGTTCATGCTTTACCGGCTGATGGGCGGGGATGATGAATCCAGTCCCAACTATCAGGCCGCGCAGGCTCAATTCGCCGCGTTTCAAACCCTGCTGGGGCTCAAGTCAGGTGGTGATGCCGCCATGTCCGCACGGAGGGATACCCAGTGACCAATGTCGCCTACACGCAATGGCTTGATCATGTTCAGCCGCATGTTCCGGACTGCCTGTCGCCAATGATCCTGCTGGCCGTTCGGCAGGCGTGCATT